ACCAACACTAGATATTGTGCCATCCTTCTTTATTTTGGGTGAAACTTCTTTTATTAATTTAGGTTTAGGTAAAATCTTTTCACGTATTTCTTTTAGTATCTCATTTGATTGGCTTTTAACATCAGCCATCAGGCAATGTGCTTTCTTTTCATTAAGATAGAAACCATTTCTCATTTGATTACCTATGATCTCTGCTATCTCATGCTCAAGTCTAATAGATTGTTCAGAGAAATCTAACTTTTCTTTTGCTATTAAATGTTTATATAACTTAGCTGTTACTTTAACATCTTGTACACAATAGTCAACCATTTCAGGAGTTAACTTACTCCAATCATTGTGTTCTCCTTTAGGTAGATTAAGGCGATCACCCCATGAGGACAATGAGTGACCGCCTTTTCTATCAGGATTGAACAAGGTAGAGAGGACTAGAGTATCTACCACATTTTGTTGTTCAATTCCTGTTAACCACAATTTATTTAACCAATGCATATCAAACTTAACAAAGTTATGTCCAATAATTATATCGTCTGGTCTTATGTTTCTTTTAAAATCTTTTTCATTTAAAGTTATAATTGTCTTATCTGTTTCAAGGTCTTGTAATACTGCAACCCATATTGTGTCTACATTATACAAGCCATTTGTTTCAATGTCAACAACTATTTTTCTCATTCAGCATCCTTGAGTTTTTGTTTTGATTTTTCTATTTCTTCTGACAACTCTGTTAATCTTTCAACTCTATCAAGTAAGAACCAGTCTATATTTTTTCTTGCAACACGTAAACCACCTGACATAGAAGGTCTAAAGTTTTCTATAAAATCTTTTCTTACAATTTTATAAGCATCTAATACATCTTTTGTAATCATATTTTTTTTCTCCATTTGATTTCTTCATAGTTACTCCTGTATTCATCTGATGTATACTTCTGTCTTTCTTTTCTAGCAGAAGGTATTGACCAACGTGGTTTTTTACTTTGGTTTTTAGAAGGTCGTAACTTCTTTGGTGATTTGGTACTCTTTAACTTCACTTAACTCTCCTATGTTCTAACTCTCCTATACTCCAATAGTATCTAGGCTTAGTTCCTTTGCTGCTATAGATTAAGATAGCAGGATTGTCCCCTGTATCTTTCCAAAATTGTTTACCAGTATATTCCCATTCATGTCCTTGTTCTTTTAACTCCTCTACTTTATTAAAAAATTCTGAGTTAGTTGCAAATAATACAGACCAACCCAGTAACAATCCTACAATTATATCCAATTATAAATCCCCCATAATCCTGCGGTTAAATAACAAATCTCCATTAACATTCTTGGCATATCCTTATCTTGTTTAGCGAACCATATCCAAGCTACACAAGACAATGAAGATACAGCCCACCCAATCCATTGTAAATGTACGTGACCAGATGTCAGTAACAATAGAGAGGATACTGCTCCTATAAAAGCTATCCATCTTAACATACTTACCTATTTTCTTTATCCTTTAATTGATTTTGTAATATTTCTTTTTCAGCAATTAAATTAGCTATTCTTATATTAGCTTTTTGTAATTGCTCTTGTAACTCTTTAACATTTTGTTTATATATTTCTTCCATCATCACCACCAAATATATCTAATACTATTCTATCAATTAAATCTCTATACTCCTCTTGAGAATAATAATCTATAACAATTTCTTTTACAAGACCAATAAACTGTTCTAATTTGTCTGCCCTAACTACTAACTCTTCCTCAGGGTTTAACATATAATTAAAATCATCTTTCATAACCATACTTATTCTCCTCTATCAGGCATAACAAATGTTTCAATATCTGTTACTTCATAATATTCTATAGCTGGATGGTCTGTTATTTCATAATA